ACGAGTCTACTAGATTTGAGTTATCGTATAGTTATCTTAAATCAGCAGCAAAACTTAAATACTTCAAACCTTGTTTTAAGAAATATTTGACTTCTCATGTAGAAGGGAGACTTGCTTATGTCCCAGCACCCGAATGGGAAATTGCAACCTTTTTACCAACGCAACAATTTTCAGGATCAAGTCAAAGTAAAGTTTGGAGTGATTCAAGGGATAAGATATGACAAATAGTGTAGATCAACTGTTAGGAGAGGTTATAGCAAAAGGTGGTGTTGCCAAATCAAATTTATGGCAAGTCACTTTACCGTCTCTTGGTATATACGACACGAACAGTATAAATTTAATATGCACCGAAACCTCTACTCCTGGTAGAAATATAAATCAGACTGAATTGCAGATCGGTTTAAATAGAAAACAGATTGCTAACGGTTTTGGCATTGTAAATGTACCAATGACATTTTATGTTTTGAACGATCCGTATATTTTAGACTATTTTGAACAATGGCAAAACTTATGTATCAACCAACAAACTTACGAAGTTGGTTATTACACAGAATATACTTTCCCTATAAAAATCGCAATATTGAAAAAGGGATTTTCTTTACCTCTTCTAAAAAAAGAATTTCCGGTACCTTTACCTACATCAGTAAAGAACCGTTTACCTAGAATAGGTCCATTGAATTTAGCACAAGGTCAATTAGACCTTAATCTGGCAACAGACGATAAAATATTATACGAATATGAATTGATAGATGCGTACCCTTCCGCTTTTACGGGAATGGCGTTAGTTAACGATGTTGATGCAGAGTTACTAAAACTGTCAGTAGAATTTACGTACAGGGATTGGAGATCTTCTTCAAGTGCAGAAAAAGGCGAAAATATTTTCGGTGAAATTTTAGACAATCTTACCGGTGGACTATTTAATAAATTAGGAATTTAATTATGGCGTTACCAAAACTTAATGATACCCCAAAATACAGTATTGTGGTCCCTTCAACAAATAAGAAAGTCCGATTCAGACCTTATTTGGTAAAAGAAGAAAAAGTATTGTTAATGGCAGTTGAAACAGGTGATCAAAAAAATATCATTGAAGCAGTAGTAGACACTATTGCGTCTTGTGTTTATGACAAGTTGAACACCGAAGATTTGACTACTTTTGACGTAGAATTTTTATTCACTCAAATCAGGTCGAAGTCATCAGGAGAAACCGTTCCGCTTTTATTAAAATGTAGTGAGTGCGAAGTTCCTAATGAAACATCGGTAAGATTAGATGAGTTAAAAATAAAGGTACCAAAAAAGAAAAGTGTGGTTGAATTAAACGACCAAGTTTCTATGGAGTTACGATATCCACCTTATTCAATATTAACAGATTTTGATTTTGAAGATGAATCATCAGAAGCAACCAGAACATTTAAGTTAGCAGGACGATGCATTAAAGCAGTGTTTTATGATGATGAACGTATTGCAAACGAAGATATTACAGAAGATGAGATGCAAGAGTTTTTAGAATCTATGACCACAGAGCAATTCAAAGAGTTATCGGATTATATTGAGAGTATGCCAAAACTTTCGCACACAATGAAGTTTGATTGTGTAAGTTGCTCGCATAGCAATGAAATAGTATTGGAGGGTATGCAAAGTTTTTTTTAGTTTCCCTTTCTCATGATACGTTAGTGAACCATTACAAGACGAATTTTGAGTTAGTGTACGCAGACAAATACTCTTTATCAGAACTTGATGATATGCTACCTTGGGAAAGGGAAATTTATGTTACAATGCTTACTCAAAGAATAAAAGAAGAGAACGAGAAGAGAAAAAATGGCAATCGCTGATGCAACAGAAAGTTTAAACTTTACTAATCCTACGGTATTACAAATTAATAACCGTATAGGCATTATTAAAGAAAACGTCGAAGAAGAATTGATTCCTATTCTGAGAAGTATTGACAAACACTTCGAAAAGTTAACCAAAGCATTGGCATTTAATGCTTTGGAGAATACTGATGAAAAGGATAAAACAAATGATGATGGTCCTAAAACACCAGAGGTAGAAGACACCCCGAGTTTCTTTGATAAACTTAAAGACTTTTTTACTCAACTAGGTAAAGCACTTATAAGGTTTGTAGGTATTATACTTCCTGCTATCATTGCTGCATTGGGTTTATCCAACATCGGATTTACAGGAAAAGAATTTGCCATGCTTAAAACTATCAGAGCATTTTTCTCTGGTGGATGGTGGGCAGAAAAACTGAGCAAATTAGCAACGATGTTCAGAGAAAATAAAACTGTAATAGCAATTAAAGAGTTTTTCAGTTCAGGACGAATTGGTACAATTATTGATGATGCTATGAAATCAGTTAAAGCATTTTTCTCTATGGAAGGTGATGGTTTAATTGCTAAGGTTTTTAGAGGTCTCAAATCTTTCGGCGGAAAAATTATGGCAGTATTCGGAAAGATAATGTATCCGATCAGTCTGCTTATGTCTGCCTTTGACGGTTTTATGACTGCATCAGCAGATTTTGAAAAGAATGAGAGTATAGTATCTGCCGGTATTAATTTTATAACAGGATTTTTAGCATCTTTTATTGGAACGTTTGTCGATCTAATAAAAGACGGTATTATGTGGTTGATTGGCAAACTACCGTTTGTTGAAGTAGACGAAGAAGGTGCGTTTACTAATTCAATACTTAAATTTATCGATGAGAAAGTAAATGTTACAGAAACATTTCTTAAAATGGGTCAGATATTCAGTGATATCTGGAGTAGTTTTACAACAGCATTAGGTGAGTGGTGGTCAAATTTTAGTCTATGGGATTTTGTTACTGGTGGCAACACTGCAGAAGATCTCAAAGGAATGGTTACGAATGGTGTAACCTATGGTAAACGAGAAGGACAACAAGAAGAATTAGCAGAGGTCGCAGCAGAAAAATCTGATGCATCAGGCGGTGGAATAGTTCAGGTCAATGCACCCACTAATACTACTAATACAACAGATGCCAGCACTTCTAACGTACATGCAGTTGCTGCTAGTGGAAGTAATCCTAAAGGACCAAGGAAACGACAACGTGGAGGCGGTGCATAATGTCACATAGTCCGGGTCATGGTCGTAGTGCCGCAGTTTTTGTGTTATCTTCTTTACCTGCTAATGCCAGAGCAAAAGCAAGTGCTAATCCCAGATCAGTTTTAATATCTGATTTATCTAGTGCTCAACAAGCACAAGCTAACGGCAAAGATAGTGTAGCAATCGTCGATGGCGATACAGTTACGTATCTAGCACCAACGGGTGATTTTCGTGCCGCATATTTTACGGTAAAAGAAGAGAGAGAATCTCAGGGGATATAAAAAGGGACCCGAAGGTCCCTAGTGTTGTTTTACGGCAGTAGCACGGTGGAACAACGATCCTAATCCTCTTCTGCTAACTTAGCAAAATAAGACATTGTGTCATCGTCATCTGATGATGCGACTGAGGGTGCTGGTGCCGACTTCATCACAGGGGAAGGTTCAACCACCGCCGTATCTGCGAAATCGGAAGCAACTGCTTGACCAAGGACCATCAGTAGACGTGCTTCTAGTTCAGCATAAGACTTAAAGTTTTCTGGATCAGAGAACTCATTTAAATCATATGAGGCATCGTATAAAGATTTTAAATAATCTTTATCTTCTGATATTGCTGATGGACTATCAAAAGCAGACTTATCATAGTTACGATATCCTTCGAACTTACGAATTTTAAGTTTAAAGGAGGCACCATCAAAATAATTAAATGGGTTCATAGGTTTTTCATCGTACCCATCACCATTCATTGCGTCCATAATTTTATCATGGATCTTTTTACCATAGGTGAATAACATCACCTTACCTTCGTTTTCGGGATTACCGGGATCGCTCTCAACTAAAACGTTGGACACATAGTGTAGTCTACGCTTTCGTTCCCTAGCAATATCCTTGTCTCGCTCATCTCCGGAATTCCAGAGTTTTGAGTTTGCTTCGGATACCGGATCCTGTTGACCAATCGAAGTCAAAGACTTTTCAATGTACCACTGACCAGTTGGTCCCTTAAACCCGTGATCCCAGTATCGAACCCATGGGAGATCGTTACCTTCAATTGCGGGTAGGAATCGCAAGACGGCATAACCATTTCCTGCTTTATCTACGGTGGGTTTCCATTGACGTTCGTCAACATAGGATTTTGTTGCTTTCTGTTGATCGTTATCACCTGCGGCGGCAACTAATCGGGACAGTTCGTCTGCGCGATCGCGCTTCATTAATGCTTCAAAAGACATATTGTTTTCCTTGTATTGTATTACAGTGTATTTTCAGTGTATTTCACATTATTCATAATATACTAGTATATAGTAGCATAAAAAATTTGATTTGTCAAGATATTATATGGTAGGGGTTATTTTTGAACCTAATCATCAATCTTCTTTTAGGTGCAAATCCAGTTTTAACTAGCAAGTGTGGTTGTCTTGCATTTAACAAAAATGGGGTGTTACTGACATTGGTCAGTTTTACTTCTAAGTCTACATCTTCATGCTTATAATATCCATGAACCAATGCACCAGCAGGTTTAACCTTAACATCAAATGCAGTTTTCAAACTTGCCTCATGATATGTTTTAGCATTAGTTTCGTCAAATCGATAACGATAAACATTTAAATAATCTATACCTTTATTATCATCTAATGGAAGGTTTAAAGATACACTACAATGCATCGGTTCTTCGTAATCGACTTCTGGCCATGGTTCCCAGAACTCACCGTCTTTATCAATATGAATGGCATTATCTAAACGTGTAGGCAGATGAACACAATTAATAGTCCACCAACTAACCTCTACTTGTTTTTCATCTAACCACGATTGCAATGAAGGCACCCAATCTGTTATTGGATGTTTATCGTTGTTAACGGGCATCCATCTGTATACAGAAAAACCGTGTGATTGCCTATCGCCTATGGTTTCATAAGAAGACATTGCTCTTCTCATACCCCATGCACTTGCTCTTGCTTCCTCTACCCAATTGTTGTCAGGTAGAGATACCGCAAAATGCGTGTTAGGCACAAATGGGTCATTTTTCATGTGACAGTTTAACCGTAAAAGTAATTATGTTATTGAAAGTTACGAAATCTGGTTTTGGTACGTAATGATCTACTGTGTAAGACAGTTTATTATCGTATAGTATTGCATTATCTTTTAATAGACAAGTTAGTATAGGTTTCCTATCTATAATCCAATATGGAAGGTTTAACCTTTTTGTTACATCATACTTATCTATGTCATCCAGATCAAACAAATGTTCTATTAACTGTTGGTCTGTTTTTTTAGAATTTTGATTGAGAATTTCTTTGTTCCTCATGATATGCATATCAACTGCTTCATAAGGATCTTCAATATCTGTCGGAATATCATAAAAGTGTATTTTTGAGTTTTCAACTGCTCCGTTTAACGGAATCAACAGAGTTTTGTTTGCTCTATCACATGAATTTTCTGCCAAATACTCAATAGGAAGAGTTTTGAATTCGTTTACATAACTTAAACATTGAACACCAAAGGCATCGACAGTATATTTATTTTCTTTCACATAATTAGACAATTCTTCGCTGTAATCTGACAACAAAACATTGTGATACCATTTATGCATAGGTATCCACGTTTCTTGGTACAGGTTACACTCATCAAACATGAATTTATCAAGTATTTGATACCTGATTCTATCAATGTTCATATCAACAATCATTCAAGTTCCATACTTCTGTTTTTATTTACCATAAGGTTTAATTTGGTTGCCTCAGCTTCAATTTTAGTCTTGATTGCAGGAGACAAATATTTTTTAACGTCCTGTGGATCAAGACCACTCTCTTCGCATAAATGAAGAACCGCGTCTAAATAACTCATTTGTTTTTCTTTCACAACTTGAACTAACATTTTACCAAATTTCTGTTTGGTGAGCATAAGATTATTTAATTTCATATTTCAAATTCCTTAGTCCAAGTTTGTCCTATATCAGGATAAAAAGTTCCGGGTGTTCTTTTAATCATACCGTCTAAATCGTAAGCAGGAGAGGTGCATACGAATTTAATTTTGTACTCTCGATTTTCACCGTAAAAAAGATCGTTCCAAACACCGGTTTTTAAATATGTCCTCATATTCAAGACGTATGTTTCTGCCGACTGTAATGCCAGTCTTCTATCGGAATCTTTACTTTCATGGTCCTTTTTATTTGCGGAAACATATTTTTTCCACACCTCTAACCACTCTCTCACTTTCTTTTCGCTTAGAAAATGGTCATCGTCCAAATCTGCAAGAGAAGGATGGGTAAGAGGTTCCGTTCCCATTGCTTCTCTCAACTCATTTGCTCTAAGCAACAAAGGTTTGAGATTAGAATTTAGACTATCATAAACCTTTGTTGGCATGAACCCGAGTTTTTCTTGGATATACCCATACTTCGCAAATGATGTCATATACACATCAGGAAGAATTTTAGTTTCTTCGTGTAAATCCCATCCTGAAACTTTACGTATCCATTTTTTAAGACTTGCTACTTGTTCCTTTTCTGATACTTCATAATGAGTAAAATCAGTTACCGCATTATATGCATCAATTTGCTTTTCTTCTGTTTTTGCCTTAGAAAACTTTTCCCAATTTGGTTCAGCAATAAGCGTTTTAACTTTTCTCGGAGCAGATTTTTTTACCTTTGGCATCTATATTCCTCGTTTGCATCTACGATTGCATCTAGCAAAGGTGAACTTTTAGTGATATATCTCAAAGCCGACATGTCTTTCGGCAGACAATGCCCACCGTATCCAAACTTACCGTCTGGTCCTGGAACCTGTGAATGAGATTTACCGATGCGAGGATCAAGTGCGATAGCATCGATCATACCATCGAAACCCTCAAACCCACACTCTTTATAAATGCTATACATCTCATTGAAGAATGTAACTCGGGTTGCTAAGAAACAGTTCTCAACATATTTAGAGAATGCTGCTTGTTCTAATGACAGGTAACGAACTTCTTTCAGTTCAGGCAAAACTGGTTTGAACAACTCGTCCCAGAACCGACAGTCATCACCACCGTAGATCGCAAAAGTTTGTTTCATGAACTCTTCTTCGGTAGATCGATGCATATTAGACGAACCAAGAAACTCGGGCGAGTATGTCAGGTTGTAATGTATATCAAGAATTGAATCCATCGTACCAGACGAGATAATAGCAGTATAGTGAATGTCGGTCAACCACACGGGGTCCACTGCTGACTTGATTAGAAACTTAGTGTCAGCGTTTAGTGTGTAATACTTGTCGAGCACTGCTGCAACGTTAGACGTGTCGCACTGACCGTCAGGAAGAGCAGGTGTCGCAACACAAATAACAACCGCATCAGGAGAATCGATCTGTTCATCTCGATAATAGTTGAAACCCTTTGCAGGATCATCAATAAAGACATCCTGCTCACTAGGCAGTTGTTCTAGTGCATGGTGTACTGCTTGCCCAACGGGACCATAACCCGCAACTACGATTTTCATGGTATGTGAATTCCTAGTGCGTAGTTTTCGGCAACGTCTTCTGCCCAGTTAACTGAATGTGAAGTACAATCAACAGTTCGAATGTATCGTGACTGTTCATATAATTCTACAACATATCCGCGTTCCGTCTTAATAACAACTGCTTCATTCTTTCCGTTGGCAGACATATGCCTTGATATAGGTTCTGAGATGGTAACCTCCTTACGATGATATTTCATATTCTTACCTCCAAAGATAAGATCCCATTGTGCGTCAAATTTATTCTGTGACACAGACAGGGGTCTTGGTTTCGATCCTTTCCCGTTCATTCCACCACTCCGGTTTATCGCGTTTAGTCCACTTGGCAAAGTCTCGTTTTGCTTGCCAGTAATAATTTCTGTATGATGCTATTGAATCATTTTTTACAATGCAGTCAGGAAAACTTTTCATTGCAGGAGGTGGTTCTGCGAACGCATCTTCTTTGATATTCATTGGCGGCATCAATAGTGATAATTCTAGATCAACAAATGATTTATGGCGTTTACCATAACGGTATTCAAACTCTGAGCACAAGTTACACCACATGTCATACAACCAAAGATAGTTAGATGAACTAGATCTTGTCCATATATTAGATGGATGGTTAATGTGCGATGCTTTGTATAGCGAATCATTTAGTTCGCCATCATTTAAAAAGTACCGTGCAATTTTACGACCATTCGAAGTTCTGCCGTACCACAACTTACCGTCAGTAACTCTATGAGCAGTTGACATAAGCTGAGCATATTCGACACACATTTTAGATGCATGCGTGTCGCAGTGCATTTCTGCACAGACACGAGGATCTTCGTGTAAATAGAAAACGTTCAATTTATTGCCTCTTTTGTTGTTCCTTTAATGCATCTGCATTGACTTCTACGATATGACGGTAGATCCCAGACAAGATACCTTTATCGCGATGATTTAAACTATTATACATTGCTTTTTCTTTTTTGTCAATGATTTTACCTACTTTACGAAACAACTTTGCTTTTTTACTATTCATACAAATTACCCATTATAAATTTCATCTAACAAATCAGAGAATTCTTCGACCTTTTCCATACGGTTTGGCCAGTATATGTAATCTTTCTCTGGATTTGCTTTTAGATTGTTAAGCAACGGTTGTATTGTATTATACAACTTGCTTAGTCGCTCGAAGGTGTCTAGGTGACCTTCTGCTTGCTCCTTTGCTTGTTGAACAACTTCTAATTCTTCTTCGGTTACCGCAGTAAATCCGAAATCAAATATTTCATCAGTCATTGAGTTCCTCCACTGCTGTTATTACATCCGGAAAATGTGTTCCGAGAATGCTCCATGCTTTATCGGCAACATCCATGTGCTCTGCCTGAGTACCGTGTCCTCGTCTTAGATCACAATAGTGAATCCATGATCGAAGCGTACCAGACATATAGAGGGTTGTCTCGGTGAGACCCTCGGGTAACAGTGCTCGTGCCTGTTCTTTTGCGATACCACTGTTGAGTGCCATCTCATAATAGTCCTTTGCAACTCTACTGACTTCTGCTTGCATCTCGTTAAACACGTGTTGAGCAGTCTTCTGACGCTCTGGATCCTCGTGTTTCTCGCTCAGTTGACGATTGGTAGGGTGCTGTTTACGTGCCTCACGGGTCGTTACAAACGACTCTGAGACGGCATATCGTTGACTAAACTCTTGAAATGAGAAGGATCGATGCCGTAATATCTGCCGTGAAATGTCACGGGTAGTCTTAATTTCCATGGTAACACTCACCATCTCAAACGGACTCCAATGGTTTTCTTTAATGAGATATCTCAGTAACTTACTTGCTGTTTTGGTGTTGTTTTGGTTGTTAGGATTACTAACCCTAGCAGCATATGCAACTAGATCGGATGCGGTATGGCATCCTGTAATTGCGCTTGGGGAGGTCATGCCTATTAAATTAACTTCGCATGTCATACTATATTTTCCTTACGTAAATAAAATCACCACTTTTTTTGTCTTTTGCGAGGGACTTTCCTCTCATATAAAACCCATGGTCTTGCAACCAAGGGTCTATATCTTTGAGCAGGTCTTGATCGTGATATAACGGTTCAATTTCTATTTCTGTCCATATAAACTCAACATCATGAATTCGTTCTCCCAGACCTTTCAATGCCTTTAACTCTGCTCCTTGAAGATCCATCCAGATAATCTGAGGACCTTTTATGTTCTTCTTTTCACAGAAGGTGTCTAAACGAGTACACGAAACCTCAATTTCATTCTGAACATAGTGTTCTCCCATTTCACTCTCTCTGCCATTCGTGCGATATAAACTACTTGCACCTTGGTTTGAATCAAACCATACAGACCGAGAAACAACCCTGTCTATGGGGTAGAATTTACACTTGCCATCATAATCATTCACGGCAACTGAATTTAATGAGACATTATAACAATCTGTTAAATTTTTCTCGATAATAGGAATCTGAGCAGGGTTTGCTTCGAACGTTTCGATAGCAGCATTTTCATAGATCTCAGAGAATAGTGCTGATTCCAAACCATGGCAAGATCCGATATCAAAGATACTTCTAATCTCGCGAGAGTTACCCAAATGCTCTTCGACCAAGGATAAAAAGGATCTTATATTCTCTGCCCTATAATTATTGGTCATAAGCTCCTTCCATATAAGTTCCTGGTACACTATAATATGAGATTACGGTATGCATCGCACTTATAAGAGAATCATCCATACCATCACTATTCTCTAGTTGCCATTTAAGTTCTTCTGCAATCAATTGATCTACGAACTCGTCTTTTAAAATTTCACTCAGTACCACTTTCACTTACTCCTGCTTTTTCAAAGGTCATATCGACCACACCTGCCTCAATCAACTTACGACGATTTCTCATATGTTGTTTTTGAGTTTCTTCTTTACTGCCACCGTAGTAAGGCACACAATGACCTTCTTCAGACATAACTGATGTGACGGGTCTCCACGCATCGTTCTCCGCGTCATATACATCGAAGTCACCAAGGATCCGACCGAATTTGCCTTTCATGTCTTCGCCGTCTCGGGCAACTTGTGTTTTCAATACGGGTTTAGGACCGAGCAACTCTTTCAATCGTTTACTTGCTGCCTTACCAAATACTTTCTCTACCTTGTCACGGGTTCGACTTTCGGGTGTATCAATACCCATGATACGAACTCGCTCGTCTCGCAACCAGACTCCAAACCCCAGATCGATATCTACATCGACCGTATCTCCGTCGACAACTTTAATTAATTTTGTTCTGTATTCGTACATACGCGTATTATCCTATATTACCTGTTAATTGAATTGGACCATCATATCCTTTAGATATATGTATTGCCGCAGTTTGAAAACCACTTTGAGGCCATGGTTTAGGAGGAGTCTTAATACAATAGAATTCTTTGATACCGAATCCTGCTTCTTTGATAATCCGTAATCTTGCTTTTGTCGTATAATGATTAATTGTAATCAGATACACGATGTCATTCGCAAGATGCATCGAATGAATCAGAAATTCTTTGATCTTACTCCATGGTGGATTTGTAACAATCCAGTCAGCATGTTCTTTGTAGTGAAAGAAGTCTTTGCCTTTGCTCAATTCGCACCAGTCTTTTTCGCAGTCGACCGGATAGTGGTCATAGAATGCACCCTCACCTCGGCAAGGGTCTAGGACCCTGCCTCGGGGAGAAAAATGCCGAATGATGTCTATCGCAGTACTCTTAGGAGTATAGACAATATCTGCTTCGGGTGCGTTTTTCTTCGGAACTAACAGTTTACTCATGAGTTTCCTTCGATTAGTTCAGGAAATACCAGACCTGCTTCGGTAAGGTTCTCGATATCCAACGAACCGATTCCTAGTGTTGGGGATACATTGTTTCGTGCTCCGAACTTCTTGTAGAGACTGATTAAATGTGCAACACCACGCTTCGAGCAATCAAGACCGCTTCCACAAAACTGATGGACCATTTGAGGTGTTGTTGCCATTCCCAGACTCATAGGTTTATCGAGTGCAGTAAACTCTTGCCATACTGTCCGACCCTTGGTTGCTGTGAGGTACTTTTCACACACTACCTGCCATTGCATCAGAGTGCATAGCACACCGGCATACAGTGTTTTTTCACCGCTCCAGACTTCGCTATACTTATCGAATGCCTCCATCACTTGTTCCTCACGTTCTCTCATTTGTTCAGAACTCATTCCATCGCGCCATCCAAATGCCTTCCATAACATGGGAGACGTTTTCACGGGTTTCCCATCAACCGGACCAAAATCTCCGACTCGAAGGTTCATCTTTTCGAGGAGATTATAGCAGTATACGCTCTCGGGATTACCATAGATCAATCCTGCTTTTAGGATTTCGGGATGATTCAGTTTAGAGATGTTTTGATTACTGCCCTGATAATAGACTGCTTCAAATTCTCTAATCTGATCAAGGGTTGCACTTGCTGGATATTCAAACTGTGTAACAGAAAATTTTCTATCACTCTCTTTCAATCCATAACAGATAATTGCCATGACTGTTTGATGTTGACCATCAAGGATCTTTCTGGTTCCATCAGGTCTAGCAGAAACAACAATATCTTTAACCAAGTGCGTATCATAACCCATTTCGGTTAGATATTTTCGTACACGATTAGCTTGTAGAACACGTTGCAAATCTTTTGAGATTTCCATGTCTAACAGTTCTTCGACCGTGCATTCAATTTTTGCTCTTTTCACGTCTAACTTCTGTTCTTTGAAAAAGACTTTATTGTTTGTTGCTAGGTCACACAGGATGGGATCATTATTGATCAATTGATTAACTTTCATATTGTATACTCCGGAGTATCGTACTCCATTATTTTAGTTTATACCGAATGTATTATTACAGACGATATATTAATTATACACATTTTAAATCAGATGTCAATACATTTTAACTTAGATGTCAATACATTTTAACTTAGATGTCAATACATGGTAAGGTAACCATGTCAAATAAATCATTCCTCTCGGATATCTTTACTTTACATGATGGATATCTTTCCAGCAACTCACTACCTTCTATAAAGATGAATCGCACAACAGGCATATCAATAATGTCTGCAATACAGTATATGTTAGACTTCACAACTGCATGTGCTTCTTCCTCTATGAATACACGTCCCTGCCCCAGCATACGACTAGGCATAAACTTACAACCACCCTTGGGAGTAAAGGTCTTTGCCTCGACTGTTTGCCCAGTACGCGTATCAATGAAGTCATGGTTCTTGGAATTATCGGGTATCAGACAATCAAAAAATGATGTGCACCACAACTCCAGAATATGACTAGCATGTCTACCATCCTTGAACAACTTAATCAATGATTCCATAGGAACGAGATCAAACGATATATCTTTCATCTCACGCGTATACACGGTATTCAACTCAAATGCTTTCATGACAAAAATTTACTCCGGAAAAAAAATTATAAAAAGGGACCCATAAAGTAACCCCTCTGGTTCCATCGATCTTGGGTAAAGGAAACGGGACTCCCAACCTCATTTCTATACAAAGAGGGGGGGGGGGTGTCTCACACCATCACAACACCAGAACCAATGCGAAACACAGTGCGAAGATACCTAACACACCCACTACCGCATCACACAATCCTTTCATGAAACTGTGATCAAAGTCCTCACCACTATACACAGGACGTTTATACACACCACCTACTTCATTATTAGAATATTTTCTCATATTATACAGTCCTCACAATGTATGCTGGTTTAGATGAATCTAATTTCAAGGAATCATCCTTGACCTCAAATGCTTTCCAAGCATCTTCGAACTCAGAAAATCCCTCAGCAGTTCTAGGAATTTCATCCCAGATCTCAGCATTCTTCAATGCGTCAAACAA